TACAATCTTACTGATATGGAAAATAAAGCTTTATGAGTCTAAGTCTTGAATCTATTCAAGAGATGTGGGAGAAAGACGCAAAGATAGACAGAGATAATCTACATGAAGAATCGTTGAACATCCCCTCTCTACATGCAAAGTATTTTGAATTATATAATACTATCTTTCTTCTAAGAAAGAAAGCAGAACAACAAAGAAAGAATATAAGACATGAGAGGTATGAATACTTTTCAGGTAAGGCAGATCCTGATGTCTATATAGAGAACCCTTTTCCCAAAAAGATAAGGGATAAGGATACTATGCAAAAATATTTGGATGCAGATGACAAACTGTCCACTAGCTCCCTAAAAATCGATTATTATGATACAATGTTAGTGTATATAGAAAGCATCCTAAAGGTTATTCAAAATAGAACCTTTCAGATAAAAAATGCTATTGAATTTATGAAGTTTAATTCGGGGTTGGGTTAATGTCTTTTAAAGATATGAGAATTATGACTCCTCCAACACAGGGGTTTGTATTTGCAAGATTGGGTGATGATATGGTAGATCACCTATGGAAGATGATACGCAGAGCAGAAAATGATAAAGAAGAATATAAGCATCGGTTAGCAGGAAATCTTACTGCAAGTTTTGGACTGGATGATGATAATGATTTCTTTTATAGAGAAGCATGTCTTCCTCTAGTAAATGCATTTCGTCAAAGTAATAATGGATCAGATCCAGTCAGAAATTTTGTTCAGACTGACCCTATGACAACTCCATTACTTCTTACGGAGTTTTGGGTCAATTATCAATATCAAACAGATTTTAATCCTTTCCATTTTCATGGTGGTGTTTATTCATTTGCTATTTGGATGAAGATACCAACAGAATGGGAAGAGCAATGTAAGTTACCACAGTTCCAAGATATTAAAAAAGAAAATAGAAAAGCAGGAACATTCGAGTTCCAATATACTGATGCACTTGGTGGTATCAGAAGTATGTCATATCAATTAGGCAAAGACTTTGAGAATTGTATGGTATTCTTCCCTGCTTCATTGATGCACGCTGTTCATCCTTTCTATGGAACTGATGAAGCAAGAGTATCTATTGCAGGAAATCTTTGGTATGATACTACAGGTAAGGGTAGATATGGTAATGCACTAGACCCACAACAATTGGGTGACAAAGATGAATATCTTAAAACAATGGAAGCAAATATGAGTGAATATGATGGAGGTGGTAATTATAGAAAAGCAAATACAGAAAAAACATTTAAAGTAAAACCTAAGAAACCAAAGAAGACAAAGGGATTTAAAGACTTCGTTCCTAATATCAAGAGTTAATATGACTAATCCATTACAAAGAGGAAATGCGAGTGAGAAGTTTTTTGAGTCTGAATATTATAAAGTTGTTGAGAATTTAGAATATCAACTTCTTCCTCCACAAGTAGATATTGGTTGGGATTTTCTTATAGCAAAAACTGGTAAAAGAATACAAGTTAAAAGATTTACTCCACAAGGAAAAAGATATAATCCTAATACTCTTGATTTAAGAAGAAAAAGAAATAAAGGAACTGGAAATTATACAGGGAAAGAATTTGATTATCTAGTTGTGCATAACACTTTTAATGATGATCTTATAATTGCCAATATTGATCAACTCAAGAAAAAAGATGGGACAATGAAAACCAGTATTTCTATATGTCCTACAAGAAAAGGAAAGGGATTAATTAATGAAGGGTTTGGTATATTAAAGGCTTGACATAACTTAATAAATACCCATAGATGCATGGGTTAAGTGATTGACACAACAGCCAATGTTGTCATATCAAAGGCTAACGAAGTATTTTTAAAAATTAATTCTGAACCTCATATTGAGTATGAATTGAGAGACCACTTTACTTTTGAAGTAGAGGGTGCAAAGTTCATGCCTCAATATAGGAATAGAAATTGGAATGGTGAGATACATTTATTTGACATGAGATCTAAAAGAATCTACGTGGGTCTATTGACTCGACTTGTAGATTTTTGTAAGAAACATGATTATACTTATAAGTTTATAGACAACGATTATTATGGAACACCCTATGAAGAGAATGAGGGTATTTCATATGAAGGTGTTAAGGATTATATGAAATCCATCTGCTCTCATAATCCACGAAAATACCAAGTTGAGGGAGTATATGATGCGTTAAAACATAATAGAAAGCTATTGATATCACCAACTGCTTCAGGCAAATCTTTGATGATTTACGCTCTTGTAAGATATTACGTTGATAAAGGACAAAAAATTCTTTTAGTTGTTCCAACGACATCTCTCGTAGAGCAGATGTATAAGGACTTTGAAGATTATGGTTGGGATGCTGATTCATTTTGCCACCGTATCTATTCTGGAAAAGAAAAAACTAATGAATATCCTGTTACTATAACTACTTGGCAATCTGTCTTTAGATTAGATAGATCCTTCTTTACTGATTATGATGTCATCGTCGGTGATGAAGCTCATTTATTTAAGAGCAAGTCACTAGTATCTATAATGACAAAACTAGAGCACGCCAAGTATAGATTTGGTTTTACTGGAACATTAGACGGCACACAGACTCATAAGTGGGTGTTAGAGGGATTGTTTGGTCCTTCATATAAAGTAACTAAAACAGATGAACTAATGAGAAAAGGACACCTTTCTCAATTAGATATACAATGCATAATCCTTAAACATCCACCTCAGAAGTTTGAAATTTATAATGATGAGATTGAATATTTAATATCCCATGAACAGAGAAATAATTTTATAAAAAATTTGACTTTAGATTTAAAAGGTAATACACTAGTATTGTATAGCAGGGTAGAAGCACATGGTGCAGTGCTATATGAAAAGATAAATAATAGCAAAAGAAGTGATAGAAAAGTGTTCTTCGTTCATGGTGGAGTGAATGCAGAACAAAGAGAATTAATTCGTGAGATTACGGAGCAGGAAAAAAATGCAGTCATCGTTGCCTCCTATGGAACCTTTAGTACTGGCATTAATATTAAAAACCTCCATAATGTTATCTTTGCCTCACCGTCAAAATCACGAGTTAGAAATCTCCAGAGCATTGGACGTATACTTAGAAAAGCTACTAACAAAGTAAAAGCAACTCTCTATGATATATCTGATGATTGCACTCATAATTCTAAAAAAAATTATACGCTAAATCATTTTATAGAACGAATTAAAATCTACAATGAAGAAAATTTTAATTATGAAATAGTCACAGTACAACTAAAAAAAGATGGGAATTGAAGACGATTTTTATGCCACAATAAAACTTAAATCAGGAGAAGAAGTATTTGCTAAGGTTGCTGCTTCTGAGGAAGAAGATCGCACCATGCTTATAATTCATAGTCCTGTTACAGTAACTGAAATAAAAAATAAAGGCGGACTGGTCGGATATAAAGTAGAACCTTGGTTGAAGACCACTAGAGATGATATGTTTATAATTAATATGGATAGTGTTATAACTTTATCTGAATCATCTGATATGGAAATGATCGTAATGTATCAACATTATCTTAGAGATTCACAAAGAGAATATCATAATCAACATCGACTTAATAGGAGAATGGGTTATATATCTAATGTTCATGATGCTAAAGAAAACTTAGAAAAAATATTTAAAAAAAGTCCTCATAACCCTAAAGAACCTAAAGAGTAATATCCCTTAACCCCTGACAGAGTTATTGTAACGTTATTTTGATACCTTGTCAACTAAGTGTAGAAGTGTTATAATATCTACATAGTAGGGACAAAAACCTATGGGAATAATTCGACCTATGGCAAAACGTAAGAGATCGGAACATTATGTAAATAATAAGGAATTTCTTGCTGCTTTAATTAAATATCGTGAAGATGTTGAAATAGCACAGATACAGGATAAACCAAAACCTGTTATACCTAGATACATCGGTGAGTGTTTTTTAAAGATTGCAAATCACTTATCATTCAAACCAAATTTCGTAAATTACATGTTCAAGGAGGACATGATATCTGATGGAATCGAAAATTGCGTTCAATATATACATAATTTTAATCCTGAGAAATCCCGTAATCCTTTTGCATACTTTACGCAGATTATACATTATGCGTTTCTACGTAGGATACAAAGAGAAAAACGTCAGTTAGAAATTAAAAACAAGATTATTGAGAAGTCTGGTTATAATGAAGTCTTCGATGATAATAATCAGATTGACGGATCTAATTATTCTGATTATAATTCTATCAAAGATGCTGTGCATTCCAAGTTACGTAACTAATGAAGATTGCAATCATAACAGATCAGCACTTTGGGGCAAGAAAAAATTCAAAACTTTTTCATGATTACTTCCTGAAGTTTTATAACGATGTATTTTTTCCTTTCTTAGAGCAGGAGGGGATTACTACGGTTGTTGATATGGGAGATACATTTGATAATCGCACAGGAATTAATTTTAGTGCATTAACATGGGCTAAGGATAATTATTTTGACAGACTTAAAGAATTAGGATGCACGGTTCATACTATTGTTGGAAATCATACAGCATATTATAAGAATACAAATGACATAAATGCAGTAGATTTATTATTGAGAGAATATGATAATGTAAAGGTATATGCAGAAACAGAAAAAGTTAAGTTAGGAGATACAGAAGTTCTTTTTGTTCCTTGGATCAATAGTGAGAATAAAGAAAAGACTTTTAAAAAAATTAAAAAATCTGAATGTAAAGTGGTGATGGGACATTTGGAACTAAATGGTTTCAAAGCTACTGCTGGTCATTTTATGGAACATGGTATGGAGAAGACTCCATTTGATAAATTTGAAAAAGTATATTCTGGACACTATCACTGCAGATCAGTTCAAGATAATATTCACTATCTAGGAAGTCCATATGAATTCTTTTGGGGTGATGTAAATGATACGGAAAGAGGATTTCATATATGGGATACTGATACTTTTGAACATAAGTCCATAAACAACCCATACAGATTACATCATATAGTTTATTATAAGGATACTGATTATCAATTGTTTGATGCTAGAGATTTAGAAAATAAGATCGTCAAGGTTATTGTTCGTCAGAAGTCAGATACCACTAAGTTTGAAAAATTTATTGATAAATTATATGCTGCTAATGTGGCAGAACTTAAGGTTGTGGAGAACTTTGCAATTCAAGAAGCAGAAGAGTTTGAAGCATTTGAATCGGAAGATACTATTTCAGTATTGAACAGATATATTGAAGAAGCAGAGATTAATTTAGATAAATCTAGAGTGCAAAAGGTGCTTCAAGAAATATATCAAGAGGCATGTGAATTAGTGTGATGTATATTCTTACCGTAAATGGAAAAGAAAATGATGGAGCATACTCTGTTCAAGATGATGATGGAGAACATATTCTCTATCTTTTTGAACAAGAGGATGATGCCCTTCGATATGCTATGATGCTAGAAGATGATGGGAGTCCTGAAATGCATGTTATAGAAGTTGAAGATGAGGTCATGATAAAGACCTGTCAGATGCATGACTATAACTATGCAGTTATTACTCCGAATGACATTGTAATTCCGCCTAACTCAGGACATGATATTATTTGAAAAGGTTCGTTGGAAGAATTTTTTATCAACTGGTAATCAATTCATAGAAATAAATTTTCAAACTGACGGAGAATCTAGATTTGCTAAAAATTCTACTACATTAATAGTAGGAACAAATGGTGCAGGAAAGAGTACTATATTAGATGCTCTTACTTTTAGTTTGTTTAATAAACCCTTTCGTAAGATTAGTAAGGGTCAGTTAGTTAATACAGTTAATGAAAAAGATTGTAGAGTTGAGGTAGAGTTCTCTATAGGACCTACCAGTTGGAAAGTTGCTAGGGGTATCAAACCAAATACATTTCAGATATGGAGAGATGGTAATTTATTAGATCAGTCTGCTTCTGCAAATGATCAGCAGAAGTGGTTGGAACTTAATGTTCTTAAGATGAACTACAAGTCATTTACTCAGATTGTTATTTTGGGTAGTAGTGCTTTTGTTCCATTCATGCAATTGACTGCATCTAATCGTAGAGAAGTGATTGAGGATCTTTTAGATATTAAGATATTCTCCTCGATGAATGGTTTAATAAAAGATAAGGTTAGATTACTTAGAGAAGAAATCAAAACATTACAATTGAAAAAAGAATCTCTGACTGATAAAGTAGAGATGCAAGAAAACTTTATTGAAGAACTAGAACAGCAAGGAAAGATAAGAATAAGTGATGATAATGATAAGGTTAAGATATTAAATGTTGAGGTTGATACTCATCTAGAACGTAACGAATTAATACAAGGTGATATTGATCAATTGATTAAAGATCAAGAAAAAGTAACTGGTGCTACAGAAAAATTAAGAGAGTTGGGAACTTTGAAAGGTAAGATTTCCAATAAAGTAACAACCATTACTAAGGAGCATAAATTTTTTACTAACAATACTGTTTGCCCTACATGCACCCAACCCATTCAGGAAGACTTCAGAATAAATAAAATTGACGACGCTCAAATTAAAGCAAAGGAGTTGCAATCTGGTTATAAAGAACTAGAACAGGCAATTAAAGAGGAAGAAGAGCGAGAGCGTCACTTTACCCACTTATCGAAGGAGATTACTAAACTCACACATGGCATTTCTAAAAACAATACTAGGATTTCTGG